CGATACAGGCGAGGCAATGCAGATCGTAAGCTCGATCGCGGGCGACGTAGGGCAAATTTTTTTAGTACAAGCGCTAGACGCTAACTGGGACCAGGTGCAGATCACCGTAGTATTGAACGGGGTCTCTCCCGTAGTGATCGCCCCCCTGCTAGCGCGGGTCAATAGGATCATAAACATTGGACCGACCGAGCACGCCGGGAGTGTTTCGGTCAGGTCGAGCACGGGGGCGGTTACGTACTGTATAGCCCTCCCCGATGATCAGATCTCGGCACAAGTTATTTTTTCAGTCCCAAGGGGCTACCGCGCAAAGCTAGGCACGGCGTTAGTCGGCGTCAACAAATCCGGAGGGACCGACGCCCAAATACTTTTTAAATACAAGCGGAGGGACTTCGGGGGTGTATTCGGTACGGGCGTTCGGTTCGGGCTCTCAAAGCAAGGGACTAGCACGTTTACGGCCGTGGTGGAGAAAGTCGACCCCTTGCGGCCTAAAAGCGACGTTATGATGCGGGCGACCTCAAACACGAGCGGCGTCGACGTATCAATGCGACTTCCTTTCACCCTTTACGAATCTAGTTGACCCCGTCAAAACTAGATAGTAAGCTAAGAGCAACGAACAATTAAAGGCCGTACGATGTCAAGTGATTTTTACAGCGCGAGGATAGAACAAGTCCAGGCGCAGATCATAGCATTCGAAGACGCACTAACGGCTTTTGCCGCTAACGGCGCCGTTCAGTCGTACACGATAGACACCGGCCAAACAACGCAGACCGTGACGCGGTCGAACCTCTCCCAGTTAAGAAACACCGTAACGTCGTTATACAACCAGCTCGCCACTTTGGAAGCTAGGGTCAACGGTTGCGGGACAGTGCAAGCGAGGCCCGGCTGGTGATCCGAACTAATTCACATAACGCTTGGCACGCAGCCAAGCGCCAGGTAGAGACCCAAGAGTCGCCGCGCCACTACGAGGCGGCGGGCTACTCATACCAGACACCCGAGCGGGCGGTATTCTCAGGCGAAAAATACGCGGGGGGAATGGGCGCGCCTCAAGTCTTATCTATGGACTATTACGCGCTCCGCACGTACTCCGAGCAGCTTTTTACCGAAAATTTATACGCACAGGGCATGATCAAGCGCCTTGTGACTAACGAAATAAACACCGGGTTAACGCCTGAATGTTGCCCCGACGAAGGGGTGATCGGCGTGGCCGAAGAAAGCCTAGCAGATTGGACCGAAACGACGGAGGCGCGTTTTAATATCTACGCCAAGTCGCCGAAGGTTTGCGACTTTTTGCAAATGTCAAGCCTTTACGAGCAGCAATCGATCGTAAGACAAGAGGCGATCATCGGTGGCGATATACTAAGCATTATGCGAGTAAATCAGCGAACAGGTATGCCGAACGTTCAGATCGTCAAGGGCGAGAATGTTGTGACGCCTTTCGAAAAGCCGCGCAATGGTAACACGATCGATCTTGGCGTTGAGTGCGACCCTAGCGGCCGACAGGTGGCGTTCTGGGTGCGTCAGAAAGACGGCACGATCAAACGGATCCCCGCGTGGGGCGAGCGCTCAGGGCGTCGCGTCGCGTGGTTGACGTATGGAACTCGCAAGCGGATCGGCAAGAATCGAGGCATGCCACTTCTCGCGGTCTTGTTTCAGTCGATGAAGGAGATCGATCGCTATCGCGACTCGACTCAGCGCAAGGCGACAATAAATTCTATTTTAGCGATGTTCATCAAAAAGGAACAGGCGCTACTCGGCACGCTACCAATTCAAAACGGCGCAGTTAAGCGCGGGACCGCTACGGTCACAGACCTAGACGCGACCCAGCGAGAGTTCAACATAACCGACCACGTCCCCGGCTTAGTTCTCCAGGAACTACAGCAAGGCGAAACGCCGATCGGCTTTGGCAATCAGGGGACCGACGACAAGTTCGGCACGTTCGAAGAAGCGATCGTGCAGGCTATGGCGTGGGCCGTCGAGATACCGCCGGAGATCGTGCGCCTGGCGTTTAGTAATAACTATTCAGCCTCGCAAGCCGCGATCAATGAATTTAAAATATATTTGAATTGGTTCTGGCCATGGTTCGGCGATCAGTGGTGCGGCCCTATTTTTAACGAATGGCTGATCAGTGAAGCGTTGACCCGTCGAACTAATATGCCCGGCTTTTTGGAAGCGTGGCGCGATCCGTCCGCTTTTGACGTTTACGGCGCTTGGCTTTTGGTTGACTGGTACGGGTCGATCAAGCCCTCGACTGATATGCTCAAACAAGTAAAAGCCTCCGATCTGTTAGTTTTAGGCGGGTACTCTACGAGAGCGCGCGAGTCTAGGATCATGACCGGGACGAAATTCAGTACAAACGTTAAGCGCTTAAAACGTGAAAACGAACAACTAAAAGAGGCGAACGCGCCGCTAGTGCCGGAAGTACAAAACGGCCAGCAGAACGCCGCCCCCTCGCTCGCAGCCATAGAGGACGCGATCATAACAGCATTAGAGGACCGAGAAAATGTGGCTAGTTGAAGAAAAAACCCTTAACGCTATGACGGCAGCGATCCGCGCGGGCTTTACGCCAAACGCCGAAAGTATGGAGCGCTTTGTCGCCGCGGAGTCGCGGATCATGGCAGTCGCCGGAAACACGGCGGAGATTAAGATCAGCGGCGTTATGACTAACCAGCGCGACATTATCGCGATGCTTTTCGGCGGCGGGAACGTAACATACCCGGATATTATAGACGCGATCGCCTCGGCTAATGCGGATCCTAATGTGACGGACATCGTTCTAGCGTTCGGCTCAGCTCCAGGCGGGTCAGTCGACGGTATGATCGACGCCATGGCAGCGGTACAAATGAGCAAGAAGCCGATCCGCGCGACAGTAGCGAACAGCGCCACGTCGGCCGCTTACGGGCTAGCGTCTCAAGCGCAATCGATCACGGCTAAAAATAAAATGTCGAGAGTCGGTAGTATCGGCATAGCATACGGCGCGCGAGTAGACGACACGGTCGTAGAGATCGCGAGCACAAACGCCCCGAATAAACGGCCGGACCTATCGACCGAAGAAGGTCGCGCAGTAGTCACGGCGGAACTTGACGCCATGCACGAGATATTCGCGGACGCTATCGCGACGGGACGAAAAACAACCATTGAAAAAGTTAATGCAGATTTTGGTCGAGGTGGTACACTCTTAGCCGAAGAAGCACTAAAGCGCGGCATGATCGACGCAATCGCACAGCCGATCGCCGTTGTGCCTACACCCTCCGCCAGTCAGGGCGGCAACAAAACAGAGGACCAGATAATGGATCTTAACAAACTACGTGCCGAGCATCCCGACGTCTATCAGGCGGCGGTCAGTGCAGGCGTAACGCAAGAACGCGAACGCGTAAGCGCTCACCTTATTCTCGGCGAGCAAGCGGGCGCGATGGACATCGCAACAGCAGCGATCAAAGACGGGTCAGAGTTTAGCGCTACAATTAACGCGAAATATATGGCCGCCGGTTTTAGTAAGCGCGAACTCGACGCACGCAAAGACGACAATCTAGGCGACGTTAACACGCCAGCAGACAAAGCCGAAGCGAAGGAACTCGCACAGGTTGAGCTTGCACGCAAGACGGCCGCAGCTATGGGGGTAAAATATAATGTCTAACGTAACCGTTACAAATAACAATGTTGCGGGCCTAGTCGTCCGCGATCCGCAGTTCAGAAAAGAGACGTTAACCGCGACCGGCGCCGTAGTTTGGGCAATGGGTACGGTTTTAGGTCGCATCACTACCGGCGGAAAATTGACCGCGTACACCGCGGGCGCGTCTAACGGCTCTCAGGTTCCTAAATTTGTGACCACTTCGGAGATCACATTTACAGGCGCAGGCGACCAGCGCGACACAGTTCTAGTCGGCGGCGTTGTACGCCAAGGCGATCTAGTAGCTCACGGCGTCGGCGCGTTAACTTCGTTAGAAGTCGATGCACTTCGCGACTATGGTATTGTAGCCGAGCCAGTGGCCCAGCTTAATATCTTAGATAACCAATAAGGACGAAAGATCATGAACTTGACCCGCACCGGCTGGTTGCAAATGTTTACACAGCTTGCAGCCCCTAATATGTTTTTATCTCGTATGTTTACCGTGAAACCCGGCGGCCAATACAACGGCGGCAAAGTAGCGATTGACATCGAGCGCAGCGGCGAAGACGTCGCGATCACTGTTAAAAAATCCACTGGCCCAAATATGAACGACGTCTCGATCTTTACAACTAAAGAATTTGAGCCGCCCGCTTATGGCGAAGCCGTACCGTTTGACGTTAACACTTTAGTTAATCGTATGGCGGGAACGGATCCATTTACTGCAGCTTATCAAGAGTACGCGGTAAGTCTTAACAGCTATATGCTTAAAGCCTGGATGAAGATCTATAACAAGATCGTTCGTGCAATCGAATTGCAAGCCTCGCAAATTTTGCAAACGGGTACGCTTTCGCTTATCGACTCTACCGGCGCAGTTAGTTACGAGCTGGATTTTAGTCCTAAAGCGACGCACTTTCCGACCGCGGGCACAGCCTGGGCGTCAGTAGGCGCGACACCTCTCGCAGACCTTGAAGCCTTAGCGAAGATCATCAGAGCAGACGGACAGATTAACCCGGATCGCTTGATCTTTGGTGACGCAGCGCTTAATGCCTTTTTAGACGACGACGCAGTACAGAAAAAACTAGACGTGAAAAACTACGATCTAGGTATGATCGCCCCTGGACTTATGGACTCCGGCGCGACTTTCTACGGCTTTGTATGGATCGGCGCGTATCGCTTCGAAATGTGGACATATCCTGAGACGTTTAAGCACCCACAAACGGGCGCCAGTACTCAGTTTATCAACAGCGGTAACGTCGTAATGATGTCAAGTCGTACGCGTTTAGATAAAGCCAGCGCCTCGGTCCCGTTGCCTTTCGCTCCAGACCCCCGCGTCGCGGATCTGATCCCCGGTCGTATGCAGTCGGCGGACTTCGATGTAACTCCAAACGTCTACTTGACGCCTAACGGCAAGCAGTTGACCGGCGAGTTAGAGAGTTGCACGCTATTAATTCCAGTACAGATCGACGGCTTCGGCTGTTTAGATACTGGCCTGTAAAATAGGAGAAGGGCGAATGGCAAATAAAAAAGAACTGGTAGCGTCGCTTTTGGCGCTCGGGGTTATCAGCGCGGAGGCCGTAGAGGCCACCGAAGAAGACAACACCCACAGCGAACTAACCGAAATGTTAAAAGCTGCAGAGGCGAACGCGAAAGCGCCGCCCGCGCCGCCTAAGCTTTACGAAGTTTGCAAAGGGAAAGCGGTCACGACTTTAAAGCGCGGAATGCGTAGCGAAGGGCAGGAAGTGACAGCCGAAGACTTCGGCGGCGGGGCGGAAGCTCTCGACGCGTTGTTCCAGCGTAAGATCATACAATAATATGAACTTGCGCCAGTTAGCAGAGCAGGACGCGCGCGCCATTCTTGGCGATGTGTCGTTCGGCTTTGGCTGGACTTTACAAATTACCGATCCGGCCTTAACGGTCGGATCGTTTACCGGTTTCTCCGCGGACATTGCTCAGGTGATTGATCCAGATACGGGGCAAGTGGTAAGCGGGCGAGTTGCGTCGGTAGCGGTGTCATTGAAAGATTTTACAGACAAAGGCATGGGATACCCGCGCGGGGTAGCTAATTCTAAAAGCAAGCCGTGGATCGTAGAATTTAACGATCTGTTTGAAACTCCGCACAAGTTCAAGGTGTCACAAAGTAACCCGGACAGAACGATCGGAATGATTACGCTGATCCTGGAGTCATACGCATGATCCAAAATTTGATCGACAAGCTGGACAACTTCGAACACGTACGCGACGCGATCGTGGCTATCTTGGCGGCGGAAACCGCAAGCCAGCAAGCCCTCGCAATCGCAGCCGGAAAGGATCCCGATCTTTGGGCCTTAACTATTTACGCGGAGCGGTCGAACCCGTGGGAAGCGTTCATAGACTCCCCGACTCAGGCGGATCCGATTGTTAATGTGTGGTATGAGAGCTCGACGGCTAACCCCGGAGCGTCTAACAGTATTCAGCGACAAGACATGCGCGGCGTGTTTAATATTGATTGTTACGGGTACGCCCAAAGCTTAGAGACCGAAGACGGCCACGCGCCAGGTGACGAGGCGGCGGCATTCACAGCACACCGGGCGGCGCGATTAGTTCGCAACATACTACAAGCGGCGCAATATAAGCACTTGTTAGCGCGCGACGTAGTCAACGAACGCACGATCACAAACGTGTCGGCCTTTCAGCCCGCACAACAAAACTCTAGTATACAACAAATTTTAGCGGTAAGATTAACGCTAAATGTAAGATTTAACGAATTTGCCCCCGAGTATGAGGGCGAACCGTTGGAATATCTCAGCCTCGAAGTACTACGCGCCGAAGACGGATCGACGTATTTTGTCGCTGATTATGATTACACAATAGGAGACTAAACAATGGCGATCAGCACAGCGGTAGACTTATCAGCAGTCGCGCGCGTCGTGGGCATAAAGACGAGTTTTGTCGATTTAAGACAGAGCGGATCTACCTTACTACCGCAGCGGATCGCAGTAGTTGGACAGGGCTCTAGCGCGTCAACTTACAGCACGACCAAGGCGCAAGTAACCAGCGCACAACAAGCGGCCGAGACGTACGGCTTCGGCAGCCCTTTACATTTGGCTTGCTTGCAACTGTTACCACAGAACGGCGACGGCGTAGGCTCGATCCCGGTCACACTTTACCCCCTAGTCGACGCGGGAAGTTCCGTAGCGGCGGCGGGAGACATTACACCAAGCGGGACCCAAACGGCCGCCGCTTCGTATATCGTCTATGTTAACAATATTGCGTCCCAGGCGTTCACCTTTGCAGCCGCGGCAACGATAGCCGATCGCACTTTAGCGATCGCCGACGCCATAAACGGCGCGTTATTCTTGCCAGTTACAGCGACCGACAACGGAACCGACGTGACTATAACGGCCAAATGGAAAGGCCTTACCGGTAACGACTTGAAGATCGAGATCGTAGGCGGGGAGACAGCGGGGACAGTATTCGCGATCACTCAGCCAGTCGGCGGGCTAATCAACCCCGACGTAACAACGGCGCTAGACCAGATCGGCGACGTGTGGGAGACCTTGATCCTCAACTGCTTAAATACTGCAGACAGCGCAGCGCTTACGGCGTTTAATACTTTCGGCGAGGGCAGATGGGGAGCGTTAACGCGTAAACCTTGCGTAGTGTTCACGGGCGACACCTCCGCGACAGTTGCGGCAGCGATCGCAGTACCGGAAGCCCGCAAGACCGATCGCGTCAATTGTCAGTTAGTCGCGCCAGGGTCTAACGACTTGCCGCTAGTAGTAGCGGCGGCTCAGCTAGCACGGATCGCAGCTATCGCGAACAACAACCCCGCGCACGACTACGGCAGTCAGTCGGTGAGCTTGATCACTCCCGGAACCGATGCACAGCAATGGGCATACAACCAGCGAGATCAGGCCGTTAAGGGCGGAAGCTCTACGACGGTAGTTAAGGACGGCGTCGTCAACGTGTCGGACGTGGTTACATTTTACCACCCGACCGGCGACACCTTGCCAGCGTATCGTTATGTCGTGGACATCATCAAACTACAAAACGTGATTTTTAATCTTGATCTAGTGTTCGCGAGTCCAGACTGGGACGGCGCTCCGCTAATACCGGACGACCAGGCCACGTCTAACCGCTCAGCGCGCAAGCCTAAAGCAGCGAAAGCAGCGATCGCCGCAGTAGTTGACGGCCTAGCCCTTGAAGCTATCCTAAGCGACCCGGCAGCGATTAAGAAGACTATCATCGCAGGGATCAACGAGTCGAACCCTAAACGCCTAGACGCGGCCGTAACGGTCAAGCTATCAGGCAACGCGGGGATCATATCTCTTGATCTTAACTTCGGGTTTTATTTTGGCGCCGCGACTTTAGTCGCATAATTAGGGGATCGTAAAATGTCAGCAACAGGCGGATCAATTGAAGGCGTTACACTAGCGGGGCGGGAATTTCCAGCCACCGCGGACTCAGATGTAACGCGCAAGCTTGGCGGGTTCAGCAATGAGCTGCAGCCAAACGGGAACGGCACAAGCCGAAATATTAAAACGCGGGTTTTGCCAGCGTTCACGGGGATCGTTGTAGAATGTGACGACGCCCGCGGCGATCATGAATTTTTGCAGGATATAGCAGACGGCGAAAGCCTTGTGCCTATCGCGGTCACATACGCCTCCGGCGTCATATACCAAGGCAAAGGGACGATCGTCGGCGACTTGTCAGCGTCTAACCAAAGCGCGACGGCCAGCTTCGATATAATGGGCGAGGGTAAGTTCACCCAGCAATAAAAAACAATGTCGGCGGGGTACGCCCTACCCACGCCCGTTCGCGGGACGCCGACACCATAACAGGGCAGAAAAAAATGAATAAGATTAGTATAGAAGTAGCACAAGCAGAATTTGATCGTTTTGTCGAGTCTATGGGCTTGCTTTTGGACGTCTCGACGATGGACGTCGAAGATAAAACGGCATTCGAAAAACAAAAAAATCGTATACTTGACGCGATGGTCTCTGGCCATTTAGTCGTTAATGACGACGGCGAGGCGGTTTATACACCGTTCAGGCCTACAAGCGGGCACAAAGAGCCGATCACTTTTCACGAGCGCACAGGCGCTTCGGTCCTTGCGATGGACGGCAAGAAGAAAGGACACGACATGGCGAAGACATACGCGATCATGGCTGAAATGTGTAAAGTTCACCCGTCGACGTTCTCCAGGCTTGCGGGTCCAGATATTAAAACATGTGAGGCGATCTACGCGCTTTTAATGGATTAGTCCGGGCGCGAATAGTTCGATCGGGCGCGCTGGAGGTCATACCGGCTCGTGACGGCGGGAACACGTTCGCCAATGTTTACCGCGTTATGCTGCTACAGATAACGCGAGATTACCCCGGACTCCCGGACGTTCGGACGTTAACAACAAGCGAGATCGAATTTTTTTATAGTGGCCTAGTGCCAGAGCTGGAGCGAAAAGAGAATGGCCGGAAGGTTTAGCGTTGAGACTATATTTAAAGCAGTTGACAAGCTAACCGCGCCGGTTTCTCGTATGCAGAACGCGGTCGGTAAGTTTACGCGCTCAGCTAGTGACGGACTCGATCGTATGGGCCGCAGATTTAACAAAGTCAGCGACGGGATCAAAAAAGTCGGTCGGAATATGTTGATCGGTGCGGCCATAGTTGGCGGCGTCATGACTTCGGTCGTCGCTACCGGCGCACAGTTTGAACAATCCCTCGTTAACGCCTCCGCAAAGTTCCCGGAAGGGATCAAACGGGGATCGGACGCCTTCGCGTCTCTTGAAGCCGCCGCACGCCGGACGGGTTCGACAACAGAATTTACAGCCTCGCAGTCAGCCGAGGCGCTCAACTTTTTAGCGATGGCGGGATTTAACGCCGAAAACGCGATCGCCGCTCTCCCTGGAGTTGTCGATCTCGCCACCGCGTCTTCTCTCGATCTCGCCACCGCGACCGACATCGCTTCGGACTCCCTCGGCGCTTTTAATTTAATGTCGAAAGACTCCGAGCAGCTAGGCAAAAATTTACAGCGCGTTAACGACGTGATCGCCAAGACCGCAACGAGCGCTAACACTAGCGTTACGGATCTATTTGAGGCGATCAAAGACGGCGGACCGGTAGCGACTACGGCGGGGGCTTCGCTGGAGACATTTGCCTCGCTAGCGGGCACGCTTGCGAACGCGGGTATTAAAGGGAGCCGGGCGGGCACGACTTTAAAAAATACGTTCTTATCATTTGCGGCCCCTAGCAGCTCCGCCGCTAAAATTCTTAAACGCCTGGGCGTCCAGACTCAAGACGCCGACGGTAATATGCTCGACATAGTCCAAACGCTCGACAGCCTTAACAAGTCGCTGGACGGCTTAGGGAGCGCGGAGCGCTCGGCTATACTCGAGGGGATCTTCGGCAAAATACCGATCGCGGGCGTTAACGTTTTACTAGCAGCCGGGACCGATCAGCTTAAAGAGTACCGACGCGCGCTAGAAGGCGCGGGAGGCGCTTCGGCGTCAATGGCTCAGACTATGCGCGACACGCTACAGGGGAGACTAAACAGCCTCAAGTCGGCCGTTGAGGGCGTCTCGATCAGCTTATTCAGCATGACAAACGGGCCGCTAGTCGACGCAATCGAAAAGACGACCGAATGGGTCCGCGCTAATGAGACTTTGATCGCGACTAATATCGGCGGATTTTTGGCCGACGTGATCAACAACTTCGAAACCATAGTGATCTGGACTACGCGCATAGCGATCGGCTTGGCGGTATTCTTCGCGCTCAACGCGGTACTGCAGACGTTCATCGGCATTATGACGGCAGTTAATTTAGTTATGGCATTAAATCCGATCGGGCTCATAGTGCTAGCCGTGGCGGCGTTGATCGCGGGCTTTGTCGCGCTTATCGTTTGGATTGATGAAATATCCGAGGGCTTCGACAGCATGAGCCCGGCGGTTCAGGCGTTACTCTTGCCGTTCGGCTTGCTAATTAAAGCGATTAAGTTTATAAAAGATAACATCGGCGTGATCTCCGAAGCTTACGACAAAGTTACGGGATTTTTTAGCAGCGACACGCCAGAGGATCAAGTCGACGGCCGCACAGGCGCGACAATGGTCACACCGCAAGAGCGGATCGCGCGTAGCATAGAGGAAACCCGCACGACTAGCT